AGAAGAATGGACAAAGCAGAACCATCAAAATTATAGTCCGTAAACAAATCCTGCTTTTGTAAAAATTCTTTTAAACTAGATTTTATATCATTAAAATCCAGTTTGGTAAAATCAACACTCCCAAGAGTTACCGCGCTTGTTGTGCTTGCTGAACCAGTGTAATCTACTGCCATTTTACCTATCTCTCTGTATTATTATAGATACATCTTCTACTGTATCTAAAGTTTTAAACTGAATTTGAACCATCGGTTCGCCTCTTGCTGATTTTTCTATTTTTAGTGCTGATCCTGCTGCTCTGGGTTCAAATCTATTTATTGCATTTGATGCTTCATGCATAAACGCAAGACTGCTCGTTCCAGTAATAACACCACTTCCTTTTCCTTTGTTTTTTCTATCAAAGGGTTTTCGTGTAGAGGAAGAAATACTTACGGATTCAAATTGAAGTGTTCTAGTTCTACCGTCTATACTATGTTGAAAAGGTCTTTCGTAACGATGGGTTTGCAAAATGTTTGAAACAGATTGTTTTATTGCATCTGCATCTGTTTTCAATAATATATCGCCACTTGCTCCCAAATTTGCATCTACAAAAACGGGAGAAGGTTTAAAATGCATGTCAAAATCAACATATTTTGGTTTTAATATTTCGTTCTGTATTGGTGCCATTTTTGTACCTTTTTATTTATTTATCCCTACTTCTCTATTTAGTAATCCGAATTTACGGATTAACAAAACCGCTGCCATCGTAGTAGCCACGAATGTTGGCATAATCAGACCAAGAATAAGATGTAAAGTCTTTCCAACTTCCATAAAAAACAAAGGGAGTAACAAACCCCAACCCAATACTTGGATCATCTACAAATCTAGAAGCAACCGTTTTCTGATCACTATCGACATAATTAATAGTAGCAAGTATATCGTTACCGTCAGCATCTGGAATTCCCGTATTATATACGTACTCGTTCTGAATATCTGGATTCCAGTAAAATGAATATGCGCTAGCCTTTAAAAATCCTGGTGTATCGATATCTCTAGTATATTCTACCGTATTAGTATCAAAGGAGAATGCTTGGCCAAATAAGTTATTATCAATAATTTGATCATAATTAGAAAGTACATCATCACCAATAGATGCATATGGTTCTGGAAAAGAATCTCTAGAAAGTTCCATTTCCATAGTATGTGTGTTGTTTGCTGTTATAATGTGTTTTATAGCAGTTATCATATACTTACCACGCATAAATTCTTGAGTGGGATCATCGTCTGCATCTGCCATTGCAGAAATAACCGGAACATCTAATGCAATAATTTCACCAGGTTTTCTGAATAAGTTCCCAGCAGTAGTTATTAAAAGTTGCTGTGATTTTAATAATTTTTCTTGAGCATTTCTCAAAAGAGGAACCCAATTATCTGTTTCCCAAAATCTAGAAAATGTTTTATTATATTCTAAATATCTACGAAAATTCTTGTCCTTTGTTGCCCAGGTATTACCTTGACAGGGACAGGTACAAGTTGGTCCCTTTGAAAAAATACCAGGAAATATTCGTTCCCAATCAAGATCCTGCGAATCAAAACCAATACCTAATAAATCAGTAAACTCTTCTTCCGATCCACACACATCTCTAAAAAAACTTAGTTCTGCATTTGTGTGTTCCTTAAAGTTTGCAGTAGGAACAGATCTCTGAAGAGAACCATAATACCAATGATCTCTAACTCCACACCCCAACCATTCTTCACCAAGAATCGCTTTAATAAGACTACATTCTTCAGGCACCGCAGCAGCATAAACCGCTAAGGACGTACAAGTTGGTTTTGGCCACCAATCAACTACCTGAACAAGTACCTCTTCTGTTATAGGATTTCCTAAATCATCAAATTCGCCCGTTTCTTGCGTTTCTGTCACATACTCATTACCATCGCTTCTGCTATTATTAGGATCATAGTCTAAGTACCGGCTTGTCCACTTTTCGCCCTGCGTTCCAAGAGACTCGTGATATAACGCCTCGGCATCATACCCAAAATCAAAACTATACTGCGCTCCAGACAAACATCCCTCTGACTTTAATTTTGTATTGAAATCATAATGTCTAAGCCTACCTAACAGTTCATAAAATGACTTCATGGGTTTAGTTACAACACTTTGAATAAAAAGAATGTCTTTAAGCCCACATATATCAAGTCTTGTATGTTTATAATGGTTGTAAAAACTTGTGGCTGGAGAACTGTCTATTATACTATAACCGTGTTGATAATCTAAAGGCTCAGATATCATATGAGGTCTAAGCACATTTCTTAAAGTGGGTTTTAGAAGCCTATTTTCATCATCACCACCAAAAACATTAGATATTATTGGGGAGTTTTCTATTAAATTCCACCGCTCAAAATCTCTTGGGTAATAATAAACATAGGTACTTCTGTCAATTAAAAAATTTGTCTCTTCCCGCGTCATTTCAAAATTAATTTCATTTTCATTGAAAACAGATGTATTAACCAAATCTGCCCTTGGATTTAACCAATATCTATAATTAGATGTTAACGCTCCAGTGCTTAAAAGATCAACTAAATCAATATGATTATAAACCTCAAGAGCGTTTATCCTATTAAATTTTTGTGACGTACTTTGTCGTCTATCATCTGGAGCAAATGTATATATTTTATCGGTCGGCCAGTAATCAGCGTCATCTTCTTGATCGGATATTAAGGTTTCTATAGACCTAAAATGAATGCCATCTAAATCTTGCCAAAAGTGAAAGTTCACAGCATAAGGATTTGGGATGGCTTGACTATACTCCGCGCAATCTTTTAAAAGCCCATAAAGACTCTCTGCTTTATAATCATCTAACCTAGCACTAACAACGGGAAAAAACTCTCTAAACCAAATTGAATTTTTTGTTCCTTCAATTTCAAATGGAACAGGAGTTCCATCAACACCATCAGTCCATCGCAAATACTCTCTTACTATTGTATTAACAAAACCCACTTCTTCAGGACTGCCTGGAACGGTTCCTTCACACTGTCTTTCTTCGGTTTCGTCGGGGGCGTTGTCCATATGATTACCGCCCAGAAGGTAACTATTATCGAAATGCTCTGAATTCTCGTTGTTTGATATTTTTCCAAAATATTCAGCAAATATGTGTTCGCCTGCAATTTGATTTAATACAGCATAGGACGGAGAGGCAAAATGTAAAACATAGCCCTGAGTGCTTGTTTGTTCTATCGGACTAATTGATTCCACTCTAAAAATTACAAATTTTCTTTTACTAAAGTCTACCGCAATATCACCGTCATCTCCGCCCTCTCTTTTATATTTTCTAATAGAAAGGGTGAGTGTATCTCCTGGAGAAAATGTATTTATAATACCTTTTGCTTGTATATCTGTTAAAAATACCGCTCCAGACATATAAAGAGAAAACATATTTTCATATAAAGTAATGCGTTCCAGCATCCCCTTTCCGCCATATAAAAGATCTGTTACAAAATCGTCACCACCTCCCAAATCAGCGTGGGTTACGAAAGCCTCTTCTAGTGCTACTTCTTTTGGATAATTTTTGCCCATAATATATCTCTTATTATCTCACTTAATCCTAGTATTATATTTTACAAGTATGCTATCGTTCAAAGGAGATTTGTTTAAAACTTCAGACATGCTATGCAATAATGGTTTTAATAACCCCATCTCGGGAATCTTTATTCTAGATATATTATCTGCCTCCATAATAGCAGTTTCTTCAATATTCATTGCTCTGTATCCTTCCGCTTTAGAGAGTTCGGCATTACCACCGCCACTGCACCCAACAAATTCGCCAAGAATGGTGTATTTTATGTTTTCGTTTCCTAATTGGCTATTATAAAATGAATAATCGGCAGTACCAATGGTGGGTCTATTCGGGGCTTCTGAGAGAGGTGGTAGATTTTTACCTTCTGAATCTTTAAAGGAAACATATGTTTTAGTTTTGTCGTCAAACCTTTTTAATATTTTACTTCTATACGCTATTTCGTATGTGTCTTCACCCGTCTTGTCAATAATTGCAAAGGAATCTCCTTCCACAAACAAACCATTTTCAGTTGTCGTTAAGAAATCAATTCTCTGTAGGGTTGTATCCAGCCCAATTATCTGAACAGATACCAATGTTGATGCCGGTGATGCCGGTTCATTCCGGCGGTCATCTAATTTTACCATGATGTCGCCAACTCTCGGAAACCTTGAACGAGTATAGCCGTCAGCAGAATTGAATCCCAATTCATCATCATTTTCATAAAAGAAAGATCCCGTGTTCAGATATCTTTGTTGTTCTATTGATGTTGTGATAGATTCTGACCGGGGCAATTCATAAAAAGGATTTACAATTTCATTAAACATTAAAATTGCCCAATAATAGTGGGGGTTGTTGTATGCATTTTGCGCGATGATTTCGGGCATGTCGCCTGCTTTGTAACTGTAGTAATAATAAGAATCTCTATACTTCTTATCCGATAAACTTAATCTTGACCTTCTAAATATATTAATAGCGCGTATGGGTTGAACCCCAAGGTCTTTAAAAGTGTAATTAAAGTTAGATAAGTTTTTAAAAAACATATTGTTTACCCTTTTTATTCACCCGTAAGACATGTCTGGAATAACGTCACTCTTTCTATTATTAAGTTTACACTCTTTTATAGTCAAAGTTAAATTCACATTGGCTGGAGAACCATCTTGAAATAATTTAACAATACCTGCTCCCCCATAGTTAACAGACAAACTTGTGACTACCGACTTCCCTATTATTGGTAATCTGTCCTCATTCATTTGGTTGTTTTGCAAATAATACCTTATGGCTACTTCATCCGGGAAGATAAACCTTAAATTATCCTCTGTCATACTTGGATACGAACAACTTCTAAATACTTTAATGATTTTATTTAATATGATGGATTCATTCTCGGTTCTTGGAAAAAGATCAAAATTAAATGTAAACTGTCTAAAATCTGGTTGAGCAAATAATTGTTCTTCACGAACATTTGGCGTAGTTCTTGACATGGCAGACATCATATTAGACATCACACTATTACCAGCAGATCTCTGTAAGAGATTGCCAACAAAATTTGGCGTACTAGACGACGGAACGTTCTTAGCATCTACTATATCTCCACCAGAAAAAAGAGATGCTAGATTATCACCCGCACCGCCCATTGACATAATATCTCCAAGCATACCATAATTAGCAGTAGAATATTGAAAACCATTTGCTTCAGAAATTATTGCTGGTGCTGTTATAAACACATTCCATGTTGGTTCGCCATATGTTTCGATGCCCTGTCCCCCCCCATCAACATCCGAAAAATTAAATGTAGTTTCATGAAAATGAAACCCTATTGTATGAGTAGCGTCTGCTGCATCTTGATCTGGAAATGTTAAAATTTGAGCGGTGCCCATGATTTAAATCTCCTTTGCTGCTTTTTGTGCCATATATATTGTATGCCTTATAAAACTAAATTTTTTCCTAAAAACCTCTCCAAATATATAGGCGACCCCAACAAAATTATATGTCGTTCTTTATGGGAAAGGCGTTTTTGTAAATATTTAGATGAAAATAAAAATGTTGTTCGTTGGGGTAGTGAACCCCTTATAATACCCTATTATTCTCCCATTGATAAAAAGACGCACAGATACTATCCAGACTTCTATGTTGAAAAGAAAAACTCGTCTAAAAATATACAAACAGCGGTCATAGAAATTAAACCAGAAAAACAAACAAAAATACCAACCAAAGGTCGTAAAAAAAAGAATACATATTTAAAGGAATGTATTATTTACGAAACAAACGTTGCAAAATGGAAATATGCAAAAGAATATTGCACCAAAAGAGGCTGGGAATTCAAAATCATAACAGAGAAAGATTTATATGTCACTTGACTCTTTTATAACAACTGTAACAAAAGACGTTTTACGGCCTGCGCAATATCAAGTACAATTTGGCCGTCCATACTTCGATAATTCTCCATATGCGTTAGATATGTTTAATAGTTATCTGACACCCAATAACTCCGTTCCCCTTCTTGCAGAATCAGTAACCCTTCCTGGTAGACAAGTTCTTACTAAACAAATGACTTATTTTGGATCTCCTAGAGAGATTCCATATGACTCTGCTTATGGTGAAGATATAAGCATAACATTCATCATGACTAAAGGTGATAGTGTAAGGCTTGCACTAGAAGCGTGGATGGATGCCATTGTCGATCCATACCTCGGCTATATAAATTATTATATAGATTTTATTGGTCGAATGAGAATAGCAATATTAGATCAACAGGGAGAAGCCCAGAAAACCGTATGCGTTGATGAGGTGTTTCCAAAAGCAATTATGCCAATGACTCTCGGTGCTGAATTGTCAGATCAATACACTAAATTTATGGTTAATTTTGGTTTTAGACTATACACATTTTATGATTGTAATGCGGGAGAGTGCTACGATAATTGCCCATCCTGATAATACGAACAAATTCATGACTTTATTTAATTTAAAAAGGAGATTTAAATCATGACTGCAATAAAAGGTATCATCGACAAGATGACTCCAACATATACAACAAAACTTCCTATATCAAACCTTACTGTAAATTATAGGCCATTTCTTGTAAAAGAAGAAAAAATTCTATTGATTGGTATGGAAGATCACGCCAAGAATGATATAAAAGAACAATATATGATGATTCGAAATCTTTTACAGAGTTGCACCGATATAAACGATATTGATACTTTACCAATATCTGAAGTTGAATTGATGTTTTTAAAACTCAGATCTAAATCTGTAAACAATATTATTAATATAGTGCTTGGTGCCGAGGGAACCGATAGTACTGTAAACATAAAAATAGATCTAGATACGATTAATATATCTAAAGATATTCCAGATTCCAAAATAATGATTAACGACGATGTTGGTATGTTGCTTAGTCCTCCCACACTTGGATCTTTTTTAAATTTAGAAGATACTGATTTAACTACTTCGGCGGGTCAATTTGCCAGCCTAATACTAATGATAAAAGCAAGTATAAAAGAAATATTTACTAATGATACAGTAATTACCGTAGAAGAACTATCTTCGTCTGATTTGGATAATTTTGTTCAAAATATTTCAACAAAAGCACTGGAGAAAATTGCCGACTATTATCAAAAAATACCCTCTGTGCAAAAAGAAGTAACGTATGAAATAGATGGAAAAGAGGTGACCAAAACCTTAAGGGGAATAGACGATTTTTTATGATCGGTTTATCTCATATAACCCTTTCTGCTTGGTATGAGATAAACTTCGCACTTATGCAACACCATAAATATTCTTTAGCAGACATTAATGATATGATTCCATGGGAGAGAGAGGTTTATTTAAGTTATTTAAAGGCGTGGTTAGAAAAACAAGAACAAGAAAGATCAGCAATGAAAATGAGATAGGATGCCTGATTTCAACGACCAATTTAGCAGATTTATAGATCAATTTCAGCAAGATTCTAGGGAACAAACCCGGGATAGGAAGGAAGTTGCAGACACTCTTCGTGGCTTACTCGAAGAACAGGAAAAAATGCGTCAATATCAGATGGAACGGGATAGGCAGCGCGAAGTTGAGGACCGTGAAAAGAGCATAGAAGACGAAAGAAAGAATAAACAAGATAGTACTCACCAGAAAAAGGTAGAAATGGGTAATACCACAGGTGGGAACCTGCTGGGAGAGATGTTGGCATTATTTAAGAGTCCCACAGTTATTGGTGCCGCTATTGGTCTTGGTTTTGCCGATAGCCTAACGAAAGTTAATTTAAGAGAAACTCTGTTCGCTGGTACAATTCTTTCAAAGGTCGGTGGCGCAAGGCTAATGGCCGCTTTCAAATCGGTTGCAGGTGCCCCTGGAAAGATGGCTACATTAATGGGTAAAGCCCTTCAGGCGAAAGGAGGCAAAAGCGTTTTGCCGACCAAAAGCGTTTTGCCGACCAAAAGCGTTTTGCCGACCAAAAGCGTTTTGCCGACCAAAAGCGTTTTGCCGACCAAAAGCGTTTTGCCGAAATTGCCGACCAAAAGCGTTTTGCCGGGCAAAAGCGTTTTGCCGAAACATCTCCGTACCAAGCCCACCCAAATCAATCTAGGCAAGGGCTATGAATTTGTTGGCAAGGGTGCCAAGGGTGCCGATAAGTTTGGCAGGGTAAAAGTTACCGGTGGAATGAAAACCGCAAGATTAGCCGGAGGAGCCTTGAAGGGCGTAGGATCTACATCGGGAGGCATTCTTAGTATAATAACGTCCGTACTAAAACCACTTAAGGGTATACTAAAACCTTTTATGAGTGTCCTTAAGTTGGCAGGAAAAGCAACGGTGGTACTAACTCCGATCATTGCAATTATTGAAGGAGTGGTGAAAGCCATGAAGGTTTTCCAGGAAGGCGGTAGCATATCCGAAGTTATATTTGGATTTTTGATGGGGGCTTTAGAAAGTCTAACAATAGGTCTTCTAGAGGGAATAGCGACATTGGGTAACTGGTTAGTAACAATGTTTGAGTCAATACCAGATATCGTCGGGGATATGATTGACGGTGTTTTTGATTTTTTTGCAAGCCTATTCGGCGGAACCGCCGATACAAAAATAGGTCAAATGCTATTAGACTTTGTTTATGGTATCGGACCTGTTTTGATGGATGTAGGATTAATGCTTATAAAATTAATATGGGCTTTGTTCAAAATGGTTCCTAAGATTTTATGGAAATTAGCAAAAGCAGTAGGCGGTGCAATATGGTCACTTGGTAAAATGCTTTGGAATTGGGTAACCGATCTTTGGAAACGAGTATGGGAATCTGAAGAAGAAACCAAGGCACGTTATGAAAAGGAAGAGTATGCCAGAAAGGCAAGAGAAAAGAAAAAGCAAATCGAAGAGCGTGAAGCATATGACAAAGAGATGAATAAAGAAGCGGCTAAGAGAGAAGCCGAATTTGCGTTACAAGAAGAAAAAAGGCAAGCAGAGATTGATGCAGCAAAAGCCAATAGAGATACAGCGAAAAGCAATGCAGACGCAGCGAAAACCAATGCAGACGCAGCGAAAATCAATGCAGACGCAGCAGATGCTCAGATTGATGATGCTGAAGATAGAAAAAACGAAATTATAGGAAAAATGAAGAGTTTGGCCGAGATAACAACACAACTCATGGGTGTATATGCCGACTCCGTTAAAGGATTCATGAGTGATCCTGCAACTGCTATACTTGGACAAATAGATCCAGAAACAGGTGAACGAATAACCGGTACGGGGCTGAGTCGCGCAAGCAAAAAGCGAACGGAGGAGTTTGCTGGGCCGCTCCGAAAAGATCAGATGCGCGAAAATGCTTTAACTGCGTTCGGGGGGGAGGGAAGTCGGCGTGCTGTACTAAAACAAGACCCCAATATAATAAACAGAGGGCAAAATGCAATAGAAGACGCATTAAGAAATAAAATGGCCAGTGAAGAGCAGCATGATAGCCGCAGACCTTCGATGATCAATGCTCCAAGTAACAATACAACGGTTATAAATAACCACAGTACAAAAACACAAAACTCTAGAGATCCCCACCAACGAGACAGAAGTTTAAAAAATGCGCAGGGGAAAGATAGAATATAATAAAAAAGGTGGAGCGACTCCACCTTTTTTACACTCTCGTTAACATTCACGTTTTACATTCTAGTCATTAGCCAACTTTTCGAAATACGAGAGATTGTCCATTTTCTCATCCGCTTGAACA